GTGGTGTGGTGTGGGGGGGGGTGTTTGGGGCTGGGTGTGGGGCGGGTGTGGTGGGGGTGCGGTTCCGGTGCTCTCCGGTATCACCTCCAGTTGGCTGCAACATGCGATGTTCAATGCCGGTGGCGGGAATGTCCTGATCTGGGTCAATGGCGTGGACACGCCTCAGTATTACGATGGCACCATTGGCAACATCAAGACTCTCGGAACCCCAGTGGGGGGTTCTGGTTACGCTAACGGAACCTATACCGCTGTACCCCTAACAGGAGGGACGGGGACGGGTGCTCAGGCCACGATTGTCGTAGCCGGGAACATCGTCACCACCGTCACCCTGACGGCCCCAGGAACGGGCTACGGAAGCTCCCAAACGCTCTCTGCGGCAGACGCCAACCTAGGAAGCGGTGGAGGATCTGGATTTTCGGTCAAGATCACCGGAACCATCGAGGGCTGGAAAACCGGGACCATGAGCGGGTCGGGTCTGACGGCGGCGAATCTGATTACCGTGACAGTCCACCAGCAACGCTGCTGGTACATCGAAAAGAACTCGATGAACGTCTGGTATGCCGGGATACAGGCTTTTCAGGGTGCACTGATTAAGCTCCCGCTAGGGCATCTGTTCAAGATGGGCGGCACGCTAACGCAGATGGCTTCTTGGACGATTGAGAACGTGTCAGGGATCAGTGCTTATGCAGCATTCATCACCTCTGAGGGGGAAGTGGCTCTGTATCAGGGCTACGACCCGTCCCAGATTGCGACATGGTCGCTGGTGGGTATCTTTAGGATCGGTCGCCCTATCGGTCGCCGCTGCTATTGCAAGCTCGCCTCGGACGTGGTGGTTATTACGGCTGATGGTTTGACCTCCCTCAACGAGGCGGTATTGACCGACAGGACGAGTGAAAGTAAGTCCCTAACCTATAAGATCCTGAACGCGATCAATACGGATGTTCAGAATTACGGGGACCAGCAGGGCTGGCAGATCATTGATTATCCGTTGGGAAACAAACTGGTTCTGAATGTGCCAGAAGTGGCGGGAACGACCACTCATCAATGGGTACAGAATCAGGTTTCCAAAGCCTGGTGTCGGTTCACCAACTGGAACGCCAACTGCTGGGAGCTACAGGGAGACAACCTGTACTTCGGCACTAATGGTGGAGTGTTCTTAGCGGATACCGGGACCAGTGACGCGGGGAACGCGATCACGTTTGATTGTAAGCCGGCTTTCAGCTACTTCGGGATGCCAGGTCAGCAGAAGCGCTTCACGATGGCGAGGCTGCTGTTTCAGGCCAATTGCAAGCTAACGCCACTGATCACGCTGAACCTTGACTACAACGACACTCAAGGTGCTCCGTTACCGGTGAACGCATCAGGGATTCTCACTTGGGCTACCTGGACGTGGGCGACCGGCCAATGGAATGTCGGGCAGATCATGAACCGCCAGTGGCAGGGTCTAGCAGGAGTTGGATATGCGGCCAGCGGGCGGATCACACTCCAGACCAGCAATGTGTCGGGCAACTGGTTCTCAACGGACTACCTTTTCGAGCCTGGCGGAACACTCTAAGCGACTGGTCTTTGGTGAGGATCAGAGAGTAGGCGAGTGGGTCTATCAACGCCTCGGAATGGAACTGGAAGGGTCTTATCGAGCCATCGGGCTTGAACAGGGCGGAAAGCTGATTGGTGGTGCGCTCTATACCCAGTATTGCGGGGGTGCTATCTCGATCAGCGTGGCGGGGAACAAGGGCTGGTTAACCCGTTCCTTTCTCCGTGCGGCCTTTGCTTATCCTTTCATTCAGTTGGGACTTCGGCGAGTGACCGCCTATGTGGCGAGTCGCAATATGGCTTCGAGACGCCTCACCGAGTCGGTGGGGTTTGTTCAGGAATCAATCATGGAACGGGCTGGGAAGGACGATGACTATATCGTCTACCGGCTGTTCAGAGAGGACTGCAAATGGTGACCTATGGGTAAAAGCAGCAGCACTCCCGCCGCTCCCGATCCGTATACCTCAGCAAGCGCTCAGGAAGGGCTGAATAAGGACACTGCGGCCTACAACGCCGCACTGAGTCGGACCAGTAACAACAATGGCGTGGGTTCGAGCAGTTGGGCGAGTAATGGGACTGACCCGACCACAGGTGCGCCGCTCTACAGTTTCAATACGCAGCTCGCGCCGCAGTTCCAAAGTCTGCTGTCAAAGCCTTTGGATACCTCCAGTGTCTATGGCGCGGGCGGTGGGCAGTCTGTAGTAGGTGGCAATAACCAGATCAGAAGTGCTCTGCTAGACCAGCAGATGGCGTACTTGCAGCCACAGCAGGCTCAAACGAAAACGAGTCTGGACGCGCAATTGGCCGCTCAAGGAGCAATGCCGGGATCTGAGGCATACAACAACGCCCAGGACAACAACATGCGCCAGAACACCTTCCAGAACCAGCAGGCATATGACTCTGCGACGGCTGGTGCGACCTCCCAGCAGGCGCAGCAGCAGAATATTGCTTTGCAGGGTCTGAACGCCCAGCAGATCCAGCAGCAGCAGCCGGTGAACCTGTTTAACGCCCTCTCAGGGAATGGCGGGACCAGTTCTGCTGGTTCCCCGGATATCATGTCTGCCTTTAACCAGCAGTATCAGGGGCAGCTCAATTCCGCCAATGCGGATAATGCTTCTAACAACGCGACCACGACTTCGGTGGCATCTACCGCAGCTCTAGCGGCGATCATGTTTTGAAGACGGCGCTACAGTTCGGGGGCGGGAAAGACTCTTTAGCATGTCTTACGCTGCTGAAAAACAGATGGCATGAGATGTATGTGGTCTGGATGAATACCGGTGCTGCGTTTCCTGAATCTTTAGACCTGATAGACAAGATCAGGCGTCAAGTTCCGCACTTCGTTGAAGTGAAGGCAGATGTGCTGGCTGATGTAGAACTGAACGGCCACCCCGTTGATGTGTTGCCGATCAATTCGACCGCGCTGGCCCAATTATGGTCAGGTGCGAAGATGAAAATGCGCCCTTATACCGAGTGTTGCTCGGCCAATATGTGGACGCCTCTGGCGCAGAAGATGAAAGAGTTAGGGGTCACCACGATTATCAGAGGCCAACGCATAGCGGAACATTACAAGTCGCCATTGAGAGACGGCGCGGTCATTGATGGGATCAAATATGAATTTCCTATCCAAGACTGGAGCGATGCAGACGTATTCGCCTACCTATCGCGGGAAGGTGTAGAGATCCCTGGTTATTACGACTACACCGGCACCTCTCTGGACTGCTGGAACTGCACTGCCTATCTAGATGCAAAGTTAGGGCAGTTGAAGTATATGGAGCAGTTTCACTCCGAGAAGCACCGGATTGTGAAAGACAATCTGACGGCGATTCACGCTCAGATTACTAAAGAATTAGCCCCTTTGAACGAAGCGGTGAGGATGTAAATGGATAACCAGCAGTTAATGGCCCAGATGCTCATGGGCCAGATGGGACAGCAGCCTCAGATGCAGGGCGGGATGCAGGCCAACAATAGCACCGGGCAGAGCGTGCTCCAAGGAGGTGGAGATTTGCTGAAAATGCTGATGCTACAAAAGATGATGGGCCAGCAGCAGCCCTATGCTCAGTCGCCAAACAATGCGAACTTCGCACAATCTTTCCAGCAACAGAACCCAGCTAGTTTAGGCGTTACTGGCCCTTCTGGCGCTTTGGGCGCTGTCGGACTGCTTAATCCGTAAGGCTAATCCATGCCAGATACCTCCCCTCTGCAGGCGATGATGGCCGCTCAACTGAGCGGTTCCAGTCCAGACCCCAATTCAATGGGGAACTACTACGCCGCGCAGAAACAGCAAATACTCGCCCAGATGCTGATGCAGAACATGCAGCAGTCCACCCAGACCCCGCAGGACTGGAATGGTATGCGGCTGGTGCCAAAAATGAGCCCGTTACAAGGTATCACCGGTATCCTGTCGGGGGCTCTGGCTGGCAAGGCATACGACCAGTCCCAGAAGTCCCAGATGGCCTACATGCAGGGCCTCTACGGCAACCCACAACAGTCTCAGGGCGGCGCAGCGCCTCAAGGCGCACCATCACAAGTGGGTGGAACGCAAGCCGCTGCAAGCGGTCCTGGTGCGAGTGCAGCACTGCCCGGAGCGCCTGGTAGTCAGACCTCGCTGTCTCAGGTCATCCGCGCGATGGTCGCGGGCGTTCCCAATGCGGACAAACTCTACGAGCAGGCGGCCAAGTTCTACGCGCCGACCGACCTGCAGCGTGAGGCTCAAGCGGCTGGTGTGCAGCCTGGTTCCGCTCAGTGGCAGTCGATCATGCAGCGCGGCGTGGATAAGTCCACTTATATCGCCCCGATTGAACAGCGGCCCGGAGCGATTGAGCGAGATCCCTTAACCAATCAGGTCATTGGACAGAATCCCACCCTCCCACAGGGCGGCGTGAACTTCTACGATGACAAAGGAAAC